TCCTACGATCCCTTGGGTCGACGCCGGCCGTCAAGAAGCTCATCGTGCGCGCGTTCAAGGAGTTGGACGAGGCGGGCTTTGACCCTAATGCTCGGCTGTCCTCCCACGTGCTGAAACGCATCGCACGCGCGCACAAGGTGTTCATGAAGAGGGAGGGCTTGTCTCTGAGGACCGCGGCGGGCGTTACGGAGAAGGCTGGGCGACCCATCGTGCCCTGCCACCCGATGTTCGTCGCAATCGTGGGCCCATGGCTGGCTGCCTTCCAGGCCGTGCTGCTCAAGTGCTGGAACAAGGACTTTTTCATCACCGCAGGCACGGCCTGTGTGTCCGGCGAGGATATCGCCAAGGGCATGGAGCTGGTCTATCAGCGGGGCTTTGAGCTGTTCTACAATGACTTTGGCAGCTTTGACGTCTCCATGGACCAGTCCGTGGCCAGCTACAACGACTTCGATGTGGATGTGTATGAGCAGCTGGGGGCTCCTGCGACGGTTATCCAGCTACTCCACTTCGACAACGCCTGCGTACTGAGGACTGCTACCTACACGATCTACAAGCCGATGGGTCAGCAGAACTCTGGCAAGGGCGACACTTTTTCCAAGAACACCTGGCGAAACGGCACTGTGCACGTGTACGTGTTCGCTATCAGCCAAGGCGTGGCGGTGCTGGCCGTCGCGGACGAGGGTGGGATCAAGCTGTACGTGGTGGGCGATGACATGATGGGCGGGCACCGCCGCCTCACTCGTGGCGCTAGGCCGGACTGGAAGGCGGCCCTGGCTCGTCAAGGATTCAGCGCCGACACCAAGTACTCGGACACATTGGATGGCATGGAGTTCTGCAGCAAGATCCTCCTCCAGAGCGACGCTGGCTACCGGCTGAGCGGGAAGGTGGCAAGGCTCATCACGCGGTCGGGGTGGATTGTCGACCCGCCTCGAAACGTCGAGCCTGAGCAGTTGATGCGCGGCATGGCTTTGAGCCTGTACAACGACTACGCCCACAATCCGATCGGGAGGGCCTGGTTGGACCGCCACTTGGAGCTGACTCGTGGGGTCTCAGCCGTGGTGCCGCGTGGCCACGAGTTTTCAGCCAAGAACCGCTCGGCGGCCAGCGCCACGCATGGAACGCGAGAGCAGATTCACCACCGGTATGCCTGG